TCACTAACTAAAGATGGCCGAATTTTACCAAGATCGAAGAATAGATTATTGTTCACAGCCTCTTTCATGACTGCAACACCATTTTCTAAAACAAGGTCCAAATATGTATCAGTTCCCTGTCCAATACTTCTGGCTTCGCTAAACTTTTTGCCACTATTAATTTTTACATCAAAAAGATATAATCTGTAGTTTGCACCATCTTTAGTCATAGAGCGGACACGGGCAGTACCTACAGTTGCGCCACCATAACCAGTTGCACTGGTCAGTGTTTGTGTTGCAAACTTTGAAATATTAGGAATATATCCCTTACCAGCGGGAGCAGTAACAATTATATAATTGCCATAGTTTGCTGCAATCGTTTCTTCGACCACTTCTGTCGTTCTTGGTTTTTCTACAGTAATTGCAGTTGGACCTGTAATAGAAGTTCTATAACCATTGACATAGGCAACACCTGGCTGAACATCAAGAGTTAAGACACTATCTGAGTCGCCTTTCTTCATCTTTGAAGTGTAGCCTTGTACAACGTAATCACCAGACTCTTCTTTTGTTCTGACTGCTAATTCGCTACCAATTCTGTTGTATTCGGTCTCATCAACTTCTTCCATCAAAATACCATTAACAATGTTGTTAATCGCAAAGAAGTTATCGTCTTCAGCAAGGTCAGATTCAATAGCAAGCGTCAGAGTAATTCTGTATCTATCTGCACCTGGAGCAGTCAAATTGGGAAGACCATTGTTTTGGTTATCATACAAAGCATCTGTGTCAGATGTAGTCACAATATCTTCGACAACTTTCATACCAATAGTTTCAGTTGGTGTAGAAGAATATTTGCTAACAAAAGTTGTTTGTGGAGTTACTGATACAAAATGTCCTTGAGTAAAGTATGAACCACCATTTACTGTTGCTCTTGTACCAAAGCCAACTGCTGGATTCTCAAGAGTGTTTGTCACTTGCACTTGAATGGCATCAGCAGAAACTGTTCTCTGTACACTTTCGCCTGGTGTAAATTTAACAGAAGTTGTAACTTGACCCGTAGATGTAGAAGAATTAATATACTTTACATAAAATGTTGCAGGATCGTCTGTAGTCGCTGCAACAATCTGAAGAATTTTAGCCTGTACTGAACTTGACTGTCCTTGAATTACATCGCCCACAACAAACGCAGATGTATCTGATGTTTCAAGCTTGACAAAAGCATAGTTTCTGTCTAACGTAAGTCCACCAGGATTTACAACACTACCTTCTTTGAAAATATGCCGACCAAGCCTCTCAAGCTCGGACTGTGTGATTGTCTGAAGCTGAGTAAGTTCCCTTGCTTGTAACGCTCTACCAGAGTTAAAAAGAATACGGTGATAATGATCACTGTCCTTAAAATCGTCTCTGTAAGTCGTATTGAAGGTAGTAGTTGTAAACGAATTAGGCATTCTTCTATTTTACCTTATAATTGTACAATGATTTTAATATCTTCGGTCTGAGCAATATCTCTAACAACAGCCGCTCTATTTTCTATATAGAGAATTTGATTATCGAATAATTTAATAGTGCCGTCTGAGTCTGCATCAATTGTTGCAGTTCTACTTCCGTTATTCACATCACTAATTTGCTCACCTGCTTCAAAAAGTTTAAAGCCTGTGCTATCATTCTGATGATAATGGAAAACAGAGCCTCTTAAATCATCAACAAATGCCTTAGCTCCAGAAGTATCCCCTACGATCAAAGCATCTCTTGCATTATCACTATCAAAGTTTGTAATGCTAGAAAGTGTTAGCTTACGCAAAGCCATTGCTTGAGTATCAGTAAAATCTGAGTCTGTTGCAGTCTTTTGTGGATTTTTAATTAATCCAATTTGTCTAAAGTCATTTTTGACGATAAATGCACCTTCTTGCAGACCATTTGGCTTTGCATTCAACATCACAGATGTTGCATTCAAATCCGCTCTAGGGTCTCTACCTAATCCCAGTGCTGAGATGATTGGCGAAACTTCTGCACTACCAGAACTAAGAGTGACAGATGCATATGAATAGCCAGAGCCAAATGGAATACCATTAGCAGAATCATCAAGCTCAACTTTGGAAATGTTACCTGCATCTGAAATCGAAGCAATAGCTTTTGCGTTTACTCCATCGCCATGAATGGTCACAGTTGGCGCAGATGTGTAACCTGTGCCTGCTTTTGTCACTCTAAACCCAACAATCTGACCAGAATCTGCTGCTTGCTGCACGTCTAATTGTGTCTGTAAAATCGCACCAAGACCTACAGCAGAATCAACTTTAGAGACAGGAATGAAGTTTGCAGAAAGAAACTTGTTTGCATTGTTAGCAGTGAGTGTAAACAGATATTTCCAGATATAGCCATCAGACGTTGCCTTGGCAGCAGTAGGAGTACCAATTGTTTCTGGGTTTACTGTAGATGTCTGTGCTACACCATTACTATTTTTACCTTGCTGGACACAGAGATACACTCTGTTGTTTGCAGTGAGAGCATAGTAGTTTGTATTTGTTACATTAGTATCTGTATATGCATTATAAATTGTACCAGATGACCAGTTATATCTAGCTGCAACAAAAGATGCATCGGTAGTTCTAATAACAGACTGTAGACTCGATCTAAAATCTCTGATAGATTTTTCACTATTTACCACATTTGGAGCAGCATCTGTTGCGTTCCACTGGTCAGATTTTGCAATGCCAATATAGTAATAGTTGGCACTATCAGCAACATCACTGGTCAGTGTCTCCAAAAGCTGTCTTTTAATATCATTTGTTACAATAGCAGTCATTTATTGAACCTTTTAAGCAAATGTGAGATTAACATCGGAATCTTTATCTACAAACCACTGAGAGCCGACGCCATCCCAGATACAAGTAACGATCATAGGTGTTTTAATTGTCATTTGACTAAAATCACCATTCAATGTAGTTAGTTTATTTGTATTAACTTCAATCGTAGTGTCTGTAGTTCTACGATTTAAAAATCTTTTAACTTCACCGCTAGTTAATCCATCATGTAAGAAATAACTTCTTGCAGAAGCAGTGTTTAGCAGATATAAGTTAGAAGATGAATCTAAATTAGAATCTGAGCCTGCAGTCAGTACTTGTGGTGTATAAGCAAATGCAGCATCTAGTGAGACAACACCATTGTTTTTAGCAGAAAGTGACAGACCAACATTAGTATCATCACCCTCAGAAGTGATTGTCGGACTATTTCCTGTGGTGGCATTTGAAATCTTAACATTGTTTACAGGAGAGCCGCTGATGTTATCTAGATTCAAAATTTCAAAGTTGCCAGTACTATCAAATACATGAGTATCAATTCTTGGATTAATTAATGTTAAATCTGTTCTAGAAGTGAATGTATCACTATCTAAAATTTTATGCCAAGAATCTGCATGACTGAAATATGCTCTTGCTGTGCCATGCACATGCGCAAACATACCATGATACGTTGTAGCGCTGGGAAGATCACCTTCTGTACTAAAGACATTACCATAGTATAGTTTTGATGCTGATCCAGTAGAATCTACAAGATTGACAATATTATCATCACCGATAGTTACAACTTCGCCATTACTATCAGGAAGTTTAATTGTAACATCTGTGCTAGGATCAAAGCGAGTGAGTGTAGTTGTATTTGTTGTGCCGGAAAAAACAACCTTTGCACTATCGAAGGTAATACCAGCCCCCAAAGAGTTGCTGTCTGTACCAAATGCTTGATACAGTTCAACAAAGTTATCATTGATTTTAGTACCAGCACTACGGAGAGTATCACCAGTTCCGTCGTTTGCAGTTGTGCCAGTAGAAATATTTTGTCTGGTCATTTTTTACCTTCTTTTAAAAGATATTTAACTTTATTTATACGGTTAAGCAGAATCTAATCCACTATCAGGATAAAATGCATAGATGTCTTCATCCATCGTTTGCAGCGAGCTATCAGAGAATAGATCACTATCATTCGAAGAGAAGCGTGGAGAGTTAGTGCTAAGGACATCAACAATAGAGGTGTACTCACCTTTCTGTGCATCCGTAAGTTCACCAATAGAGTCTTGGTAGAACTGAAT